CTTCTATTTCATTTATTGTGTTCCTAGTTCCCAAGTTATTTCCTGGGACATAAGCTTGCTTATCTTTGGCATAGTGCAACTTGTCAGTAGCAACAAATGCATCTATAGATACTCCAAGTTCTATATCTTCAAAGAAATCCAATTGTATATTACTAATGTGCTTAGACTGTCCTGATGCTATTTTAGAAGACAGTAATGACATCTTTTCAGGCGCAGCAGTTAATGTTGGCAATTTACCATGTTTACTACTGAATCCTGCAATGAACATCCTTCGGAAGGATTGTACTAACTTAGCGGAGTATTTTTTGTCAATTGGTCGCTCCGTGCAAGTGCGCTTGATGAATTTCTCTAATCCTTTATCTTGATCAACTAAACTATAGTAATAATATTTATGAATAGATGAGAGCTCCAAGGCATCTAAGCCTCTGTATCTAGATATAGTGGCCAATAATTTTGCTAACTCACAATCTGGCCAATCTTTTGGATCAGATTGGAGATACAACCTGGCCGTGACTTTTAATTCATCACTGTTTGGGGTTCTATCATAAAATGTCTTAAATATCTCTGAAAGAGCATCCAATATAGAAAACCAAACCACTGAGCTAGCATCGCCTACATCAACTCTCATAACTAATAATGTTTCTAGTTGTTTCATTATTGAGACTCTCTTATCATATGATAAATTTAACTCATCAAGATCATATATGTATTTAAGCATAGGATGATAATTGCAATACTCCATAGAAGAAAGTAAGACTTGACAATTTGTTATTATCTCTAAACTAGTAAAAAAGAAAGACCAATACTCTGAAGGGCCGATGAAGTAACTCGAACTTTTTAGATCAGCTGATAGTGTGAAAAAGCCTGTACTAAGAAATAAAAATCCATCTTCACCCTTCTTATCCCAAATCATTATACTACCACGTTCATTTTGTTGGATAACAGGTCTATCAGTTGAATAATCCCAGATATTCTCATAGTTACACTTCTCTAGTCCTCCAAGAGATAGCATCGCTCTAACTCTAGAAGTAAATGCAATAGAATCACTCATGTTCAAGTCTTGTATTCTAAATGTACTAGAGTTAACTGAAACTTTAGCTGATTGACTCAGTTCTGCATTTGCAAAGTAAGTAGATATCTCAGAAAACTGTTTAACCTTACTTCTTGAAAATTTATCAAAGTTGTAATTTTTGAATTTCTTAATGAATTTGGAAAAATCACTTTCATACTTCAGGTTATGCTTATTTCTCAAATTCTGGCAAATACGCCTGAAATAATCCGAGGCACTACAGTAATTTGGAGATATAGTGGTAGACCATTCACTAGATCTGCCAACTAAGTAATCAGTCAGCACTTGAGGTATAGGTATTAGAGGTGCAGTTAATCTACTTGGAAGGCCTGGATCTGTTTCTTGACTTTTTATGGCTCTTCTAGCCATGTATTCAGTTTGCTCAGGCATAACTTCTACATCTGGATGAATATAATGCATCTTAGTTGTTTCAACCTTGTAGTTATCTATTGCAGAATCCATAATCTGAATATCGGATTCCCTAAATTCCTCTTGATAAAGTTCTTCGTTTATTGATTCAATACTGATAAATTCCATTTTTCGAATTGTTATT